CGTCTACAAAGCTTCTTTGAAAGATGAGCCCACATTACTCACGAAAAAGAAAATACGAGTATTTACTGGAGCACCTGTGGCTCAGAAATATATTATTCGTAAATATTTTCTACCACCAGCCACTATGCTGACTATATTTAGTGGTTTGAGTGAGCAAGCCGTGGGGATCAACGCCAGTGGTAGGGAGTGGGATGAATTACACCACCACATCACGCAATTTGGTGATGATCGCATCATAGCTGGCGATTTCAAAGCTTATGACCAATCTCTACCAGTGAATGTAACTATTGCCACTATGCGCATTTTGATAGCCATAGCAGCAGCTGGAGGCTACAGTGAAGATGATTTAGCCATCATGGAGGCTGCTATACCAGATGTGGTTTCTGCTTACGTAGCCGTAAATGGCACATTGGTAAAACTCACCAAAGGTAACACTTCAGGTAATAACTTGACGGTATTTATTAACGGTATAGCCAACGCCCTTCTACACCGTTGCGCTTACTTTGATACCCTAGGGCTGACAGCCAGCCCATATAGGGAAAATGTAGTTAGTATGTTTTACGGAGACGATAGCTTGGGGGCTGTCCATAGTCGTTTAGGCGATAGTTACACTTGTGTTAATATTTCTGAACATATGTTAGTATATGGTTTAGAATACACTGCCCCTGATAAAACACCCATCATTCCTCCCTTTAGACCAAAAGGGGAGGTAAATTTTCTGAAGAGAGACTCTTTGTACATTCCAGAATTTGGAACGTACAATGGTTTATTGGATGAGAAGTCTATTTTTAAATCTTTGCATTCCAATTTGGCATCTAAAGAATTAACAAGACACCAACTGGCAGCTGTTTGCATATGCGGAGCTCTTCGAGAGTGGTTCCTATACGGGAGACTTGTTTTCGATAAGCGACGCAGACAGCTGCTAGAGATTGTGAAAAAGCACGATCTAGAAATACACTGCGATAAAATCATATATGCTGATTTTGACCAACTCCTTACCGATTGGAGGGAGAAGTACCTTGGGACTGATTACGGGGATCTTGCGGACATCAAGATCAACGCTTCCCAGGGGAAATATAGTCCAAACCCTCAGTCACTTCTTTCCTGTGAAAGTGGCAATGAGTATTGCATGGGAACCACTACTATTAAAAGGAGCAGCGAGAGCTCGAAGTCAAATTCTCGCCCCCCTACCGTGCGTGGTGCACGTAAAACATCACAAGGGACGGAAGAGCCCGTATATACGAAAGCGCAAGTTGCCTCAATGATGCGCACGTATGAAGATATCCGGAGGCTGCGAAGGCTTCGCAAAGAAGAACGCGTACCTTCACTTGCTAAGAATTTTGTCACCAGGTCACCTTTATTGTCTTATGATGATGATGACTGTAGTGACGCTATTTATGATAATATTATTGGCATGTATGTACCACAATCCGGATATGAAAATGTGGATGGAACAACTGATCCTTGGATACCCACTCCTCAGGTCTATACTCCCGAGGAGAAGGAGGAGTTGTCCTTATTAAATCTTTTGGCTACAATGTTTTACATGTACCCAAACTATAAGATGGGGCTACCACCCCCAGATAATCTATATGACGAGGTGGCTCTAATCAAATCTGATCAGATGTCACATATGCATGGTTACAAATTTTCGCCAATTGATATGCAAGAGGCAGTAGAATCCAATGCGTGGTTGTACCGATTGCCTGATATTAATCTGGGCAATCCTGAAGATACTGAGTTTGCCAAGATGTGGCTGGAGTA